GTCGCAATCAGGTTCGCCCCCTAACTCATCAACAATAAATTGTGTGAGGGCATCACCACTTATTTCGCTTTTCTCAAAAAGCATTAACATAAAGTAAACTAGATCTCTACCCTCTAAGGTATCAATCATATGACACACTTTTTGTTTATCGGTTAAAGGTGTATCTAAAGCATCTATTAAATCATCCATTACTGTTCTCCTTTGGCTAATGGCATATTGATAGGGTCAACTCTACCCTGTGGTTTACAGACTGCGTAAATCAATACTCGGGCAGTTGGTCGGTTAGCTTTTACATTGAACTCATAATCACGAGCTTCTTGCAATGATTCAAAAGCAACTTTCTCATATTTGCCACGACCAAGAAACTCAGTAACCATGTAACCTGTGACATGTTTGAACATTTCCTCTTCATAGCCTTGCCAAGTATCCATCATACACTCCTTTGTAGTTATTAATTAATAGTAACAATGGATATTTAGAAAGACAAATCTTATTGTTTCGGTGCCTCTAACCTATCACGGACTTTTAAACCAAAGTCAAACCCTCTTTTATAATAAGCTGATGAAGTACTATTCTCATTCATTTCTCCATTAAAGAGGGCATCAATAATGCCCTCTTCATATATGGTTAGATAGGTTGATCTTCTTTTAGCTAATACGTCCATAGCTTCTCTCTCCCTTTGAGTTCGTCTTATTCGTAGACGAGTTTTGCGTTTTAACCATGTGAGGTTGACGGTCAATGTGTATGTTCCCATACTGCTTGGGATAATACTCTCAAGGCTGAACCTCTACCCATTTTTTGACCTGCTTCTCTCTGAGCATCTCGTAAACCAAAAAGATTTGTTAAAGCATTAGCTATCGTACTAGACATAACTCCTTGTAATGAATGAATAATTTCACCATTATCACCATAGATAGTGCTTTTTGGTGAACTCGTATCAGACTTATAAGTATGAGCATATTTTAGCACAAACTCTTCTGGTAAACCAAGATCGGTAAAAGCACTCGGCTTGAATATAGTATGAGCATCACTCATAACTTCCCAGTACTTATCTTTTTCTACATTTTTTATAGCATCGTAGAACTGCTGTGTTTCACTCTTCATAGTTTTCGTCCTCCTGTGGATCATTATAAAAAATTACGACATGTGCTATTCTATCACTGTTAGGACTGTCGCCGTTCCTTTTCGACATTATAGACTCAACTTTTGCATGGAGCTTTGAATCTGCAAATCCCCAATTTCTATGACCGAGTATTGCTTCGCAGCAATCATCAATGTCGTCAGTGAAATCTCTACTCATTTTGTATCCCCCTTTTTATAGTTTTAGCTTTTGGATGAAAATAATCAACATCGGAGCCTGTGCTTCCATAAGGCTCAACATATACTTTTTCCTCTTTCTCCCATTGTTTGATCATTTTTAGTAAGCCCTCAGCACACTCGTACCTACCCTCAAGCAAAGCAGATTCCCTTGTATCGTCATCCTCATACAAAGGGTTTTTTCTAACTTCGGATAGTTCGCCTCGTAACCATACTTTTATTTTATTGACTAGCTGATTAGCTAAGTCATCTGGGTTATTTCTCATTTGCAACCTCCTTGGACTTATTAAACATTTCCATTAAATTTTCTTCTAAGTACTTAACCTTATCTTTGTCAGTCATATGTTGTTTTTTATTAGAATAATCAATAAGACTGTACTCAATATCAGCTAGTATTTGATCAGTGCTATACATTAAGCTTCCTCCCTTTCAATAGGCATATAACCATTTTCAGGAATATCGGCTTCTATGTAAATGCCGTACTCTTCCTCTAAGGTTTCCTCAGATAAAAGAAAGATGCCGTTTTTGCTATGCTTACCTTCCTCAATATTCTCGGTCAGCCACCTACTAGCATCAAGTACAGTATCAAAAAGTTTTACTTCTTGGTCTTCGTCACAAATAAATTCTTTGCCATTAAGGGAAATCCCATTAGGGTAGCGAAAGATTCTATACTTTACATCACTCATATTACTTCCTTTCTACGAAGTTTGTTGGTAATTATTTAATAGTACAAATAGAAAAAGCGAAAGACAACTCAAATGTTGTCCTTCGCTCTAAGGTATTAAGCGACTATGCGTTGATTATCGCTGGCTATTTCTGCATACTCAAGAATAGTTTTATCAGCTTTAAAAAACTTATCCCTTTCAACAGGTAAACCAAATGGAGGGAAACGTAAGTTTTGCAACTCTGAATAACTTACCATACCTAACTCTGGAGTACCCATACCTAAGTCACATAAGCCAAACATATAATCATTGCCGTCCCACTCACTTATTAGCCAAGTGCAAGCACCACCACCGAAAAACTTAACGACAGGCTTTACGTTTTCTTCTTCGCTTTGAAAATTTTCTATCAGCTTTTGAGCTAATACATTAGTTAATAGTTTCATATTTTTCCCCTTTCTACGAGAATAAGTTAACATTAAATATAGTATTACAAAAGATTTATTGAAAAGCAAATCTTTAGTTTTCAGGTCGCCATTGGCTTCCAGTGAGAGTTCCACAATCAAAACAAGCAATCTGATGACTTTCATCAGACAACATCAAAAACGATTGTGAGCCACATAATCCACAGACAACAACCTCAACCTCGTTAGTTACTACTTGTAATCCTGGGAGGGGTTTTGGTTTAGTCGGGAATGGTATGATGTTAGATCCTCCATGAATGGGGGAATTTTTCTTTTTTTCCATGTACATATATCCCTTGCTAATTGTTTATCATAATAATAATAATCTTGATACGCAAGCACTGGATCTGAAGTTTTATATTCTTCAGGCATCGCTTGAGCAAATTTAGTAAACCCCCTTGCTGTCAGTCCTGTGGGTGGGGATTTAATTAGGCAAAGCACTTGCTCACAAGCATGAATACGTTCATATCTGTAAGTATATTCTTTACATAAAGCGATGCCTAACTTCCATAACCACCGATAATTTTCTAATGTCTGTCCAGCCCACAAAGTACAAGGGTGTTTTTGATGAACAATTTTGTATGGTCCTTCTTCATTATACCTATAGAATACTGTACTGAGCATTTGTGTTGTTTCTAAAGGCATTTTGACAATATGCTTATCACAGTGGTATTCAGCACATTTCTTATGGTTGTAGTCCAGTACGAAAATGTTCATAACATAACCTACCCTATAAAAATAAGAAAGACCGTTCCTTTGTTATCCGTGAGGAAAAGTTTGCATCTTTTCCATTCTGTCTACGAGACGTTTTGCTCTGTTTGGAACTTGATTAAACCAACGAGAATCTTCCATTTGAATAGAAGCCTCAATCCAATCGCCATCAGCTATAGCTTGATTCATTTTTTTAAATTTACTCAATCGTGGTCTACCCATATTGAACATCATATTACACAAAATCAACTGGACTTCATCGGGAAGTTCGTCAAAATTAGTATAGAGTTTTTTGCACTCGTTTATCGTAGTATGAATATCTGCTTGGAAACAAGAGGAGACCCTGTCCCCAGAGACAACAGTTCCTTCGGGTTTCCCATATTCTTCATCCCATTCTGTAATCAAATGTCCAATTCCAAAAGTAAGTAAGCCAAGATGATCTAAATAGATCTCGTACTTACACCCCTCATCTTCCTCTATCTCTTTTCTTAATTGATTTTTATCCATATTAATCTCCTAATGTTGAATGCTCACTCGCTAATTGAACTGTGGGTTGTCTAACTACTCTACCGTATTCTATTTCTTTTACTGCTCTAGGGTCATCTTCAAATCGTTCTTCATCTGCTGAGGGTGGGGGAGGGTTCTTTTTAAGCTCTATAAATATTTTTCTAATTTCGCTATTTCCTCCGATTCTTGCTCCTCTGCATGAGGAACACATCTTAAGACTATTTCTCTCTGCTCCAACTCTTTTCAAAGGCTCGTTACATTTATAACATCTATTAAATTTATTCATATTGTCCTCCTTATTTTAATTCTAGTAGAATACTATGTACTACTGCAAAGTCGGGATTGCTAGAAAATTTTCTATACAAATATTCTCTGCCACGAGTATAAATAGGCTCAGCTAAAGTATTTCCCATTTGCGTTTGTCTTTTACAATGCAGAACTAACTCAAGCATATCAGCCATTTTTACTAACCCTCTATCTCTGTCTGTTAAATCTTGTAACATAACAGGAAGTTCTAGATCTTTTTCGTATTTAAACTCTGCTTTTGAAAATTCTTGTGCTAAATCTGTGTACTTCCACTTTGTAGTAGCTGGAAGATCGCCTAACTCAGCTTCTGCCACATCGTGGAATAATAACCAGAGTATAGCCTCTTTACTTACATCTTCCCATAATGTAGTCAGTACAATCAATGCCCTCCATGTATGACTGGCAACATTCTGTCCTTCACCTACTTCGGGTCTTGTATGGAATCTAACAACATGACCCCCTTGTAATCTTCTATGTACTTTTCTTAGTAATAAGTAATCCCCTTTTTGTGAAGATCCCCATTTTATATTATCTGACATTACTTTCTCCTATGTCTGCATGGTTGAATGATTATCTCGTAAACCTCTTGTCCAAGGTTTATCGCTCAAAGTTTGTTTTGCCTCACCCCAATTTGGACCGAGCTCAGCGTCTACAATACTTGGTACTTCAAGAGACACACAGGTCTCCATTATTTCTGTTATCCTTTTTACTTGTGCTTCATTTTCTACACTTACATCAAGTTCATCATGTACTTGTATCATAGGCATAATACCCTCTTCAGCTAATGCCACCATCGCAGCTTTTGTCTGGTCAGCAGCACTCCCTTGAATTAGTTTGTTTAAAGCTTTATAAGTGAATGCTCTTTTAATAGCTGGACCATGTTCAGCATACGCATCTTTTTGAGTCATAGGTTTCCAGCTACCATATTGAGTTGGTTCCCATTTATCAAACCTACATCTCCTGCCTAGTAAAGTACGGATAACTCCTTTTTGTGTGGCTCTGTTAATAGCATACTCAGATAACTCTTTTACAAAAGGCACTTTTTTGTGATAAGTAGCAAATAAGTCCTGTGCTTCTTCAAATTCTAAACCTAAACTTGCTGCGAGCTTCTTACTTCCCATACCATAAAACAGACCTAGATTAATATCTTTAGCTTGTTTGCGTGGTACTCCTACAATATCAGCAGCCATCTGATGAAAATCTGTTCGAGCATCTATGTTATATTGGTCGGCAAACTCTTCTGCCCCTCTAAAGCCCATGAGTTTTGCATAATGCACCACCAATCGAGGTTCTTGGCTTGAGTAGTCGAACGCACCCCATAACGCATCCTGTTCTGGTATAAACAAGCTACGAATAAGTGGACCAATTTCACCATGCCTAGCAGGGATTTGTTGTAGATTAGGGTTACTATAACTGAATCTTCCTGTTACTGTACCACCTTGATCATTGCGTAAAGGGTGGAGTTCAGCATGGATCCTACCATTTTTTTGGTGTTTCAGTATTGTATCTACAAAAGTTGTCCGTGCTTTATTAAATTCTCTTGCCTGTACAATCATTTTAGGAACTTCATGTGGGTGTGTCGTTAAAAACCCTTTAGTAAAGCTAGGAGCTCCTGTCTTTTCTGTTTTACTGTAGCCTAACCCAACAGCATCAAAAGCTTTAGCAACACTCTCAGAAGCCCATATTTCAACTTCTATACCTGTGATCCTTTTTATTTCTTTCATTAGCCTTTGTTCTTTTGCTAATAAATCTACTTTTATTAGTTCAGCTTTATGTAAATCAACCCGAACACCTCTTGCTCGCATAGGGATAATTGTTTTAAGAACCTTGAGTTCAAGGTCAACTATATCTGAGATGTCTTCTTTAATTATTAATCCTTTAAAATACTGCCATAATCTTAATGTTAATCCAGCATCTTGCTCAGCATACTTACCCACATAATGAGCAGGAAGTTTATACATCTCACTTTTAGCATTTACTCCAAATGCCTCAGCAGCTTCTCTTAAGTCAGCTTCTGACTTGCGTTCTTGTAAGTAATCCCTACCTATCGCATTAAGGGCATAACTGAATCTATTTTCATCCAACAGGGGAGCAACAACCATTGTATCACATATTCTACCTTTAATATGCACTCCCTCTGCAAGTAGCCAACCTACATCGTAAGGAGCATTATGAAAAATATAATCTCTATCTATAGAAACAACTTCTTTTAACCAATGTAATGTCCTCATAGGGTCAAAGTTTGAACCTATCTCATGCCTAATGGGAAAGTACCATTGACTACCCTCAACAGCTACAGCTACTCCAATTATATGTCCATCTTTTCTAGCCCACCCTGACCCCATTGTTGTTAGGTTAGGGTCTTTTGTTTCTAAATCAATAGCTACTTCTTTATACTTATCTAAGTCTGGGTAACCATCTGGCATAACCCAATCAATCGGGGGTTGAAATAAAGGTATCTGCATTACTTTTTATCCTCATAGGTTTAGGGGGGCGACACTTTTTACACATCGCCCATTTATTTTTAAGAGTACGAAAGGTAAGGATTCTTTCATCTCCACATGTGTCACAAACTGCTTTTATCTTCTGGTCGAGTGATTCCATTTAATCTTACCTCTGCCTCCACTAATAACAAGTACCTCCTTAAATCTTGTATATCATCTAATATACCCTCTGGGCGAGTATCTTCCTTTATTGCTTGGAAAACATCGTAATTAACTTTTGTTACTTGGTTCTCAAGCCTATCCCATTTACGAGCAAGCATCATAAAAGCACCTACACCACCTCGCTTTTTCCAACTATCACCGTAAGATTGCTCAGCTTCATGTAACCCTTTTACATCTTCGTTTGCTAATGTATTTACTTTTTGTATTATCTTACTTCTAGTACTCACTTCAGTCTCCTCTCTAACCATTCTATACAAGCCCTCCTCCATGCTCTATCATTTATTCTTGATGCAAACTTTAATGCTGTAAGTAGTTCTTTCTTTTTCCAAGCTTTCCATGACTTCATCATGGGGGTAGCTGTGTCTGTGAGATAAGTATTAGTTAATCCTTCTATAGTATAATCATCAAACCATTTGTACAACTCAGAATCAAAATTATGAGCATTATCTATTAATGGTGGCGAATTATAACTTAACCCATCTTCAGCTAATAAAAGATAAGGTTCATAATCGGGCTGTAGGGAATATAAGTTTAATTTTTCTAATACATCTGTATAAACATGAAGATTATTACTTATTTGATAATAAGTACCAATTTTATTATCTGTCATGAAAGCCATATATTCTAACAAAAAAGACATATGTACTGCATTTGCTCCATAAGCACCCCAGATCATATCATTACTTCTGTTTACCACAGTCATATTAAGATAACCTTTTCTAGCCCAAAAAAAGACTTGTGTATTACAAGGATAATCTACTCCTGTGTTTGTTGAAGTTAGATCAGCATAAGGATCCCACATACCTACTACAACTCTACGATCATTAGGGTAACTTAACAATCTGTTTTTAGCTATGTTTAATTGGTCTACACCAAAGTGCTTCCTCCAGCGATGTCCGTATGCACCATGAAAGGTAATACCGTCATCGCTATAATTATTCATTCTTCCGTTAAATTGGCTAATCCACTCTACATCATTACGACCTGCTAACATCCATAAGCTTTCCATAAAATGGAAATATGGGTTAGCATCACGTTGAGGGTAAAACAATACTCTTTCCCAACTGTGTGTGTATTCTGTGCAAACAGGCATTGGAAACTCTAAAGCTTTACCATTTCTAGTATCTACCTCTACCCCTGTGTTTTGGATAACCTGTATGCCGTGATATAAAGCCTCACTAACACCTCTACTATATATATTGTACAATATGCCCTCCTATGGCGAATGAGTTATTATAGGGTACAAATATACCCTATAAGTTAATTGTGACAGTCAGAGCCTAATCGAGTGGCTACTCAATGTTTAAGAACTGCTTGTATTGGCTACCTATTATTATAGGGTCGTGTAATTTAAGAGCATTATACCCATTTTCTCTAATTGATGGTATAGAATCAGAGTAAGCCCCATTGAGTATAGTAGCCAACTCTTCTGCAGAGCCAACAGCAAAACAGTTATAATCAGGCTTCATATCATCAGGTTCGTCAAGTATCCACTTATTATGTATAATAGGAATACATCCTGCATTCCAAGATTCTAAAGCTGTGTATTGTGTTCCACCACCATCACCCACTATTTGCGTCATATCTACATTAAACACATAATCTTGCATTAACTTAAACGCAAAATCATTTTCTCTAGGGTAATGGGCTTTAGATTGTACCCACTCTGGATACTTTGGCACAATTTTAAACCGAGTAAAAATTCTGTTTTCAAAACCTCTTATATTTATTTTCTTATCTTCAGTTAATAACCTATTAGCATCTAATAATATTTCAGTGTGCTTATCAAAATCAATACGCGAAGTACTTACAGCACCCTTTCTATCAAGGTTAGTATGTTTAGGAAAAGGTGTATAAGGGTGACGGATAAAGGTTGCCCCCTCAAAAGTTCTTGCACCTATTTGTCTAATAACAACACACCTTTTAGGGTCTAAATCAACAGGTAAGTTTTTTAATTCAGTTGGGTCATGAACAACGATACTTGCACCTATATCGTACAATAGCTGTGTTTCTTCTTTAAACTGCTTTGCCCCAGCGACAACTAACTTAATCGTTTCTTTGTACTCGTTGTTTACAATAGTTTTACGATTCCTAGCCTCAGCCATAGAAATATTTCTATAATGTTTACCATAACCAAACTCACGGCTTTTGCGTTCACTCTTTGGTCTTATCTTAAACAGGGTACACTTAACTCCTACTGCTTCAAGGGCTTCCATCAAATGATTAGTATAAGTAACCCAACCTCCATACGGATTAGGGCTTAAATAAAATAAATCTACATGTGTCATGCTACAGGTCCTTCCAATGTTTTCCATTTGTTGTAATTTAAAAGTGAACTAAGATGGGCATCGTACTTACTACGAGGTGTACCTTGCCCTAATCTAACTCTTTCATACTTATCCCACTCACACAGGCTATGCTCTATAGTTCGCATATCTACATTTTCAATGGAGACTACATTTCTAGTACCCTGTGCAATATCTAATACTTTTTTCATTTCTATATTAGACTGAACAGCAGTTAGTCCTTTAGTAAGGGGTCTATCGTATAACCTGTTTAAACCTCGTTTTGCTCCTGGACCTGCGTTCGCCCAAGTAAAACGGTCTGTCGCCTCGTCCAGTATGCGTGTGTAGTTGAGATCGGTAACCACTTCGTAAGACATAAAGCCCCCTCCACCCCACCCACGATAGGCAGACATCGCATGGTGTAAGGCTTGTAACGACTGAGTGTTGGTCGCAATCTCGGCAAGTTTTTCTTTGCTTTCCCAAATAGGGGTGAGGAAATGGTCAACTACAACTTCTCCTTTAGGTAACTTTAACCCTTGATTAGTTATAATATATGCTCCTGTAAAAGTTCGCAACTTCTTAGCCAATCGTTCGGCGATTAATTGCTTAGTATATTCAGGATCCCACTTTGAAGCCCAACCATGAGCCTCAGCAAACTCAGTTGTACCAACCATTCTAAACAAACAACAGTTAAATATTATTTCGCCATCGGGTTTATTATGGTTTGGGTTTGTCCAGTTCTGACGCATCCATATAGTAACCTTATCGTTTTCACGGAAAGGGTTTGTAAATTTATACTCTTGGAGTATTTTATCTTTTGTAAAGGGAGGTGGATCACCAATTACTTTTTTTCGGTAAATAGCATGTCGCTCATTTATCCAATAAAAGAACCTTTCTAAGTTCTCTATGTTCACAATTACTCTCCCATACCTAGCTGGATTACTTTGTTTTGAATAGCAATAGTAATATCTCTGGCACTTCCTGGAGAAGGCTCTAGCTTACGCAAAGATTGTAATGCTTCACCTAAAGTATCAGAGTTTAAAATAACCATCATATTTCTATAACGATTTGTACCCTCACGCATAGGGGGTGAATCCATAAGCTTTTTTATTTTTACATGAGGTTCTAACTTATGAATAGGCATAGATGTCAATGTTCCATCAGCAACTATGTTTAAGACTTCTTTGGTAGCTTCTGGTGTTAATTCAGTCATTTTCTTTCCTTCTGTTTTTTCTATAGGTTTATATTTTTTGGAGTGTGTTTCCACATATTCAAAAAAGTTAGTATAATGTTGGTCTTCGTTATACTTGTGAAAATGATATTGGTTACAGGCTACAAGAATCCACTTTAAATCTTCAGCAGAATAATCCCTTTGTAACTGTTGTATATCAGAGAAGACAATACTATACTCATTAACTTCTTTACACTCTTTACTTGCACTTAATGTAGGAAAATGAAAAAAGCTATAAGCTGTATTCTTCCCACTATTATTATCGTTTTCTAAAACGATGTACACTTGTCTTGCCATGTATCTTTCCTTTCTATGAAAAAATGCCAATGTTCATATTCTGCAATATGCACATTGGCATGACAAGGTTTATTTTGTCGGTATTAAGATGCGTACTCTAGCACTTTAGTTAATGCTTTTCTCTTAGTATTAGCACCTGTCCCAAACCATGCAGAGTGTAAAGAATTACCTATTACATTGGACTTTTTCTCATGGTCAACAACATAAGTCACTGCATTCAATGCTCCCCACCAAGTGCCTTTAGCAGACTTTAGCTGGGATCCTGGGGAAGTTTCTATAGCATCAAGAACATTTTCAGCAGTACGAGAAAACTCATCTCGTAGGGGTGGTAAACTTTCAAAGCTATCGGACTTACCTCGCTCTATAAGCAATTTAGGTTGAAGTAACTCAGCAATAAAATTATCAAGGTCAGCAGATTTGTACTGTTTACTAGATAAAAACTCTGATTGCTCTTGGAAAGCTTTCATTTGTTGTCCTGAAAGACCTAATGCCTCCTCAGCAGCTTTTATAATTTCTTCGTCGAACATTTGTAAATGTAGAACTCTGAAACGTTCACCGTCAGCACCAAGTGCCATTGTCAAGGTGTTGTTACAAACAACTCGTATCGGTGTAAACATAATAGTCATAGCTTTACCAACTTGGTGACTATTATTTATTAATAGGTAACCTTTAACTTCGTCGTCACCTGAAAGCTTAAACTTGTCAGTTAGTTTTGCTAACCCCCAAATGTCCTTGCCCTCTTTTAAGCTTCCTGCAGTTTCCATTTGCATTTGCCCTGCGTCAGTAAACTTTTTGAAAAAGTCCATAACTTCTGCATTTTGAAATGGTACATAACCATCACCACAAGAACTTAAAACCTTGTTGTCACTGTCACGCACTAAATGGTAACTGTCAGGGCAACGAATAAAGTTCGCTTCCCCTGAAGGGTCAAGTATATTCCAAACATCTGGTTTGTCTGGAACGTAGGAAGGTCGTTTGCTAACTGTCCAGTTTAACTTCGCAGCTTCTAACATTTGTTCAGGTGTCATGTCTGATGAAACCTGTTCGCCTAGACCATGCCATGGAACGTTTCCTGCATAAGCCATTGTTTCTATTTCGTGTGCCATAATAATATACTCCTTTCTAATGAGTAGTTGGTTGATGTTGCACAGTTGGTAGTGAATCGAAAGTTTTAAAGGGTATATCTAAAAAACCCCTTTGCCCCTCTGCACCAAGTAAAACTTCTACACGCATTTCATGGTCATTGTGGGGCATACTAAAGGTAATAGGAAACTTAACATCTTCACCATAAGTAAATATCAATGTACTGAGGGCTTTTTTGTCAAGTGCTCTATTGCGTTTAGTTCTGTGGGCTACATTGTTTGCTCTAGTAAGACTTTGCTTAGTAAAGTATTTGTAGCTGTCTTGTTGTGTAAGCATTATATTCCTTTCCATAATGTTTTGTTGCTATTAAGTATTAATAAAACATTTAGTTTAGATTGATAACTCTTTTGTTATCCAGTTGGTATTGAGTACCCACGACTAAACATTGGATGGATCAAGTGTAGGTTTTGCTTGGCTCTTGTTAAACCAACATACCAAACCCTCGCTTCATCTTCATCAAAAGTACTAATCTTCCTCCACATAGAATAAGGTCTACGCATAGTATCAGTTAAAAGCATTACATTTGTAGCTTGAGCTCCTTTAGCTGAATGAATGGTAGATATCCGTATGCGTGGATCCTCTGTTAAAGACTCACCTTTTTTCAAACAAGCTTTTATGTAAGACCTGTCTTTTTGGGGAATTTTACCTAAACTTTCATCCCACGGACGAGTATGTAAAAGCCCATGCTCTTTTAATAGATCTTCTATACTATACATTACTCCTTGCTCGCCATTAGGCATCGCCTTATAGCCATAAGCGACTTCTGTGTTAAACAGCATCTGTTTAAACACTATTCGGACCTCATCAGCCGATTTTTTATCACCTTTACGCAAAGACTCCCAGATGCGAACACTTTCTAATACTTTACTATCTATACTTTTAGAGCCATTATAGGTATAAAGGTGTCCACGTCTGCGAACTTCTTCCTCAATTTGTTGAGCTCCTTTAGTTGTTCTACTGAGAAGTAACCAGTCGCCTTGTGCTAAGTCAACTTCTTCGGAGTGCCTATGCCAATCCAAATAACCCAACTCATCTTTTGGTTGAAAGGATTTTTCCCTGCGACCGACAACCCTCTTGATAACTTCATTACACAATGCGTGATGCTTGGAAGGAATTCTATAACTTTGTTTGAGAAAAGTGACATCACCAACCAAATTAACAAAGTGAGATACATCTGCTCCTGCATAACGGAAGATGGCTTGATCATCGTCTCCTGCAACGTAGCAGATTTTGCTATTAGCCTGTAGTAGACTTACCATTTTCCATTGTAAGGGAGATAAATCTTGTGCTTCATCTATAAACACTACCTCTAGTTTAGGGGCAAGATTTCTTTCTACAAAAGTTTCTAACATATCTGTGTAATCAAATAAACCAAATGAATTTTTCCAATGAGTTAATCCTCTGTGTACATAATCTACTCTAGCCCAATCTGTTTTTAAGGGGACTATACTTTCATTATAAACTTTCCTCAAAGGTTGCTGCAAGATTCTAGATATGTTTATAATTTCTAAAAATTTATCGCCATACCCAAAATCCTTGTATGGACCTTGATCAGTAGAATCGCTATAAAAGCCTCCTATCTTTAACCAATCAGCTATCTCTTGGTACTTTTCCCCTGTTATAATCTGACTGTGAGTTAGTCCAGCTTGCAAAAAAGCTAAACTGTGCAGAGTTCTAAAAAAAGGTAATTGTTTTTTATTGAAGTTGAATTTAAGGCAAGCCCGATCAATAGCTTCAGTTGCTGCTCTTCGGGTAAAAGCAAAATAGCCTATCCTATCAGGGGCTACACCTGAACTTAAATACTGTTCTACTAAATTCAATAGCTTAGTAGTCTTCCCTGTTCCAGGAGGACCGAGCACTATCTTCATTTACTTTTCTTTCTTCGTTTTCCAAAAATACTCATCAGTATCACCTAATCTAGTATTATTACCATTCTCTACCTGATAAAAAACTGTACTCACCTTAAAGTCGGGATTGATAGGTTTTTCAGGGGTCAAACTATTATCATATACTCGCATTCTATTATTAGGGTATAAGCAAAACTGTCCGTTTTCTAACTCTAGTAAGTTAAAAGATTTATGCTCCTCGGGATTCTCACTTGTACTATAATCAATCGAGTCGGGATCGGCATGATAGTTATCTATCGTACAAACATAATATCCTTTTTGTATGCCAAAATCTCTGGTTAATATTTCAAAATCCATACTACCGATAAATTGTTTGTGTATAGCTGTAACATTGTAATCCATACAATTCCAAAACTGTAAGTTGTTAAGGGGCATGTCGGGTTTTGGTGGCTTTTTAGAAGCAACAAAAGCACTGATTGGTAACTTATCAAACAAAGCACCATAATCAGGTAAATAAGTTTCAAAGTAAAATGCTCTCCCAGGAATAGATTTGCATGAAGTCCATATTCCAGCAACATACTCGCCATGTCCATCATTATGGTCTCTTAAATATTCTTTTCTAACCCAAACTTTTTGTGCTGGAAGATTACATATCAACTCTGCCATTAATCAACAAACTCCTCTAATGCTGTTTTTAATGAATGAAGATGAACAAATACAGGGGTGTCTTCGCCAACCCATGCACCAATAACATTATAAGACATCCATTCTTCTGCTTCGTCTTCACTCATCTTGTCTCGTTTCATTAAAATTTTTATACATTTAGAGTAATCATAAACAGCGACAACGATATTAAATCTGCAACCTGTACCAATAAAAGCTTTCTCAAATCCATCAGCTAACATCATTATATCAAACCTGAACCTTTGGGTAGGTCGGGAATTTTTATTTCTACATCGTCAGTATCAAAATATTCTTGTGGTAAAGACCATACATGAATACCCTTGTTTTTAATTCTCCAAAACATTTTATCTGCCCCTAAATCTCTTAACCTTAATGTTATTTTATTAGAAGTATAATGGTTGAAATCGTTTACAGACAAATGTTTTTTAACATCTTTTATTTGAAAATAAACTCTGCCCTCAACCCATACAGCAACTCCTTGAATAATTTCCTCTTTCTCTTCACCTTTGGCTCTTTCACAACAAAAAGCATGAAGTAAATCTTCAAACTCTCCTTTAAGTGTAGCATCAGGTGGAACTTCTACAATAGTTACTTTATCTAACAAAGCTTGTATTCTTGTTTGCCAAGCCCTCTGGCTAATAGTAATCGGGAATTTATTTATTTGTGCAACACACTCCCTTTGAAACTGAGTCTGTGCTGTTAAACCACTTGTAGATAATTCAACCCTTTGATCATCTACGTTTAATATCCATATAGCAGGATCACCATCTATTTTAGTTAAGCTACTTAAATCGTTACTAACTGTATTCGGACCTACACCATACTTCCGTGTCTTACAGACTTCTTTATCACAAAAAGGTTTTATTGGTTGGTCTTCACATTTATAAAAATATTCTTTTTTGTTAAGCTGTTTGATAACAGTGCCTACTTCACTATGACTCAAGGGTGGGGAAAAGTAATCTATATTATATTTTTGTATTAAAGTTTCCCAATTATTTTCATCAAATCTTCTAGCATAAACACCCAAGTTAAACAGAGCATTATTGCGTGAACCCTCAGCAAATCCCTTACTACATAAATGTTGTAAGCATGGTGGACCTTCCTCAAGAACACCCTCTTTTACTCCAAAGCTAAATTGTAACTTCATAAATTCTTTAGGGGTAATCCTGTTTCTCTTTGCATACTCTATAAAAGCTGTTGTTAACATTGTTGTGCCTTTTTCATCAAAAGCATAACGAGTAGTTTTATCCCCTGCATGATAAGG